TATTAAGTACGCCCCACAAAGAACTCAAGAATTAAAACTATTATACGAAGATGAACTACAAAGAGCATTAGCTGAAGATGGTTCTTCTTCAAGTTCATTTATAACCCCTAAAACTTATTATCCAAATGTCTAATACTGCTTCCGGAAAATACGCAAAATTTATATCTGACAGATCAGGTCAAGAATTTCCATATACAGAAATGGTTAGAGAATGGAATGGATCTCATGTACATACCTCAGAGTTTGAAGCTAAACATCCACAACTACAACCAAAATCACACACGGCTGACCCACAAGGTTTAAAAATGGTAAGACCTGCACGAACAGAACCGGTGACACAAAATTTATTACCTGGTAATCCTTTTAATATTACATCGGGATCAACAACGATTACCGTTACAGAACCTTCTCATGGAAGATCATCATCTGATACTGTAGTATTTAGAAACGTAAATGGTAGTCCTGGAGGAGTGGTGTTTACAGCATTTGAAAGTTCTTCTGGATTTAGTATAACAGTTACAGGAACAAACAACTATACATTTACGTTAGGATCAACTCCTACCGTGACTGAACAAGGAGGCGGAATGACGGTTACAGCAGGACCCGTTACGTTAACACCATAATGGCAGGATTAAGTTATAGCGGATTAATTACACAAATTAGAAACTACACTGAAGTAGATTCAAATGTTTTAACTACGGATACTTTGGAAAACATTATTTTAAATGCTCAGTATCGAATCATGCGCGATGTTCCAATTGATGCAGATCGAAAACAACAAGAAGGCGATTTAGTTGTTGGACAAGAAACTATTAATGCTCCTGGAGGAGCTTTGTTTATTAGAGCTATTCAAGTTTATGACTCAACAAGTGCTACAACAGGGCCAAATACTTATTTAGAGAAAAAAGACATCACTTATTTACAAGAATATATCCCTTCGACTGAGTCTACTAAAAGAGGAAAGCCTAAATATTATGCTATGTTTGGTGGCGGCACTGGAGATGGTGATACTAATTCTGGAAGAATGATGTTTGCTCCTGTTCCAGACGCAACTTATAAATTTAGAGTGCATTATAATAAAATGCCAGCTACTTTAGCCTCAGATAATACGACTAATTATATTAGCTTAAATTTCCCAAATGGACTTTTATATTGCTGTTTAGCAGAAACTTATGCTTATTTAAAAGGCCCACAAGATATGTTGCAATTGTATGAAAACAAGTATAAACAAGAGATAGAAAAGTTCGGTGGCGAGCAAATTGGAAGACGAAGAAGAGACGACTATACCGATGGTACAGTAAGAATTCCAGTCAACTCACCGTCACCATAATTAAGGAGACACTATGGCAATTACATCGGCAATATGCACAAGTTTTAAACAAGAGATTTTAGTAGGTACACATAACTTTACTGCTTCATCTGGAAATACTTTTAAGATCGCTTTATACACAAGTGATGCATCTTTAGGTGCAGCGACAACTGCTTTTTCATCTTCAAACGAAATTTCAAATACATCCGGTTCTGCATACAGTTCAGGTGGTGCCACTTTAACAAGTGTTACACCGACAACATCTGGAACAACTGCATTCTGTGATTTTGCAGATGTGAGTTTTACTTCCGCATCTTTCACAGCTAACGGTGCATTAATCTATAACTCTTCGCAGTCTAACAAAGCTGTTGCTGTTATCGCTTTCGGTGGTGATAAAACAGTATCAAGCGGAACTTTTACAATTCAATTTCCAACAGCAGACGCATCTAACGCGATCATTAGAATCGCATAGAGGATAACCCATGTCGGGATGGGGACGATTTACCTGGGGCCAAGCTTTCTGGAACGAGAGTGATTTACTTACTACTGGTTATGGAGCAAAATCTTGGAACGATGGTGAATGGGGAAATCTTGCAAATGAAACTGTAACCTTAACTGGTTTACAAGCTACGACAAGTATTGGTAGCGTTACACTCGATTTAACTTCTATTATTTCTTTGACAGGTGAAGGGTCAACAACTTCACTTGGAACTCCTGTTTTAGATTTAACGTCAATCGCTGCGTTAACTGGAGTAAGCTCAACGGTTTCTTTAGGTAGTCCTACTTTAGAATTTTCATATTCTTTATCAGGTCAATCTGCAACCACTGCTGTAGGTTCTCTAAGTCATGAAATGACTTACATTTTAATCATGAATGGTCCTGGTGATTTTATGACAGGTGAAGTTGATGACCTTAGTGTTGCTCTTACAGAAATTGTTGTGCCAACAGGACAACAAGCAGACTTTGCTACACCTGTTTTAGATTATTCAGGCACTCTTGTAGGTTGGGGTCGTGAAGGTTGGGGTGATCTTGCTTATGGAGATTCTAATAATAAAGTTATTAATGCAGTTGGTTTACAAGCAGCATTTACGTTAGGGAGTATCACACTTCAAACAAGTGAACTTGTGAGTGGCCAGGAGGCAACGACAGCAATTGGATCTGTGGTTACAGGAATTAGCCCAACAATTGCACTTACAGGTCAAGCAGCAACAACAAGTTTAGGTTCTATTACTTTAGAAAATACTGTTCCAATAACAGGTCAAGCAGCAACATCGGGACTTGGAACTCCGGTACCAGAAATTGGTGTTCCGATTACAGGAGAAGAAGCAAGCACAGCAATTGGATCTGTTGAAATTAATAACGCTGAAATTGTTTCAGTTACCGGAATTGCTGCAACCTTTACCCTAGGCTCAACGGTTCTTGAAACAGGTCAACCTCTAACAGGCATAGCAGCAACTTCTGCGGTAGGTTCAATGACCTTAACAGATGTTACCCAAGGTCTTTTAACAAGTCAAATTACATCGACTTTAGGAATTATTGGTATTCAAGCTTTTGGTAATATTGACACTGGTTCAAATACATCGTATTCTAATACTTCAACGGGTTCGAATGATACCTATTCGGATGTTGCAGCTGGATCAAACTCTAGCTACTCTAATGTTTCAACAGGATCAAATGATACGTATTCCAATGTTGCAACAGGATCAAATACAAGTTATAGTGACGTGGCATAAGGAGAAAAAATGGCTTCAACATATACACCATTAGGTGTTGAATTACAGGCAACAGGTGAAAACGCTGGTACTTGGGGTACAAAGACAAATACAAATTTACAACTTGTTGAACAAATTCTTGGAGGATTTACTCAACAGTCAATAGCCGGTGGTGCTCAAACCACAGCGTTAAGTGTTTCTGATGGATCAACTGGAGCAACGCTTGCTCACAGAATGATAGAATTCACAGGCACTATTAGTGGAAATCAAATTGTAACTATCCCACTTGATGTACAAACTTTTTATATTTTAAGAAATTCAACTTCAGGATCTCATACCGTTCAATTTAAATATGCAAGTGGTTCAGGATCTACATTTACTTTCTCAGCAACAGACAAAGGTGATAAAATAGTTTTTGCTGCAGCTAATGATGGCACAAATCCAGATATTAAAACTCTTGCAATTGGAACTGGTATCGCAAACGTAGTCGAAGATACTACACCGCAATTAGGTGGTGACTTAGATGTAAATGGACAAGATATAGTTTCTACTTCAAATGCGGATATTGATATTATTCCAAACGGTACAGGAGACGTAAATTTAGGTGCTGACACAGTACAAATTGGAGATAACAACGCTGACGCAACGTTAACAACACAAGGTACTGGTGATTTAATTTTAAACACAAACAATGGCACTAACGCTGGAAACATAACTTTAGCAGATGGAGCTAACGGTGATATTAATTTTACAACTAATGGAACTGGAGCAATTAAATTTAATGATATTGCTTACATACCTCAACAAGCATTAACTTCATCTTCAAATGCAGTTGCTTGGGACGCACAAGCAAAGCCAAATGCTTTTCATTTAACAACTGAAAATACAACTTTTTCTGCACCCACAAATAATATTGAGGGTTCTTTTATTTGTTTAGAGATTAATTATAATGGTTCACACACCATTGCATTTAATACTGTTTTTGAATTTGCAGCATCAACTGCACCAACATTTACTTCAGCAGACGGCAAAACTGACATATTAGTTTTTAGATACAATGGAGCTGTATGGCAAGAAGTAGGTAGAACCTTAAATTTAAGTGAAAGTTAAAATATGTACGCATTAGTAATAGATAACACAATAAACAAAATCATCACTCAACCAAAATCATTAGTGATTGGTGATGTAAGATACCCAGCTAAAATATTTCAACTTTGGACTAAATCTGAAAAAGAAGCGATTGGTATTTATGAAGTGGTCACAGACTCATCTAATTTTAAAGATGAAGAATATTATGTTAACACAAATGAATCTTTTACTTTTGCAGATGGTAAAGTCACTAGATCATGGGGAACTGCAACTGCTAAAAATGTTGCGGATACTTTATGGACTCAAGCAGATTCAGATAATGGAGATTTACCAAGTGATAAAGAAGTTGGAGATGTAAAAACGACAGGTTTAAAAACACAAAAGAAAAGAAATGTAAAACAACAAGCTGAAGGTTTATTAACACCCACAGATTGGTATGTTATTAAAGCAACAGAAGTATCTGATTATTCTGTACCATCAAATATCACAACATTTAGATCAGCGGTAAGAACTAAATCAAATGAAATGGAAACAGCCATAGACAATGCTAGTGATGCAGCAGCTCTTGAAACTTTATATACTTACACTGAACAGGAAGACGGAAGTGTAACAAGACCACTAGGACAATTTCCAACATTGGAGGATTAATGTCCGCACCCTTAATTTTAGCAACCAACTCTATCAAAGACACAGGTTATGACGTAGCTAATTCAATAAGATATAATGATGGTGATAGTCCACAATTAACTAGAATAAATTCATCAAATGGTAATTTAAAAAATTTTACATTTTCTGTTTGGGTAAAAAGATCAAGTGGTGGTGCAACAAAAAGATTACTACATTGTAGAAATAGCGGTGGAAGTCAATTTGCTTCAATATTTTTTAACAGTTCAGATCAATTAGAATATAGTTCATCAGACGGATCTAATAGTGATAATTTAGTAACAAACAGAGTGTTCCGTGATTTTTCTGCTTGGTATAATATTGTTGTTGTCTGGGACTCTGATAGTTCCACACAATCAGATAGAATTAGATTTTTTATAAATGGCACAAGAGAGACAAGTTTTGCAACTTCAGATTTCCCAGCTTTAAATCAAGAAAGTATGATGTCAAAAGGTACAGACGCTTCAACTATTGGATTAGGTTTTCAAAGTGTTGCAAATTCAGAACACTTTGACGGGTATATGTGTGAAGCAGTGTTTTTGGATGGCACAACATCAACTGATGCTTCAGAATTTGGTGAATTTGATGAAGATAGTCCGACAATATGGAAACCGATTGATGTTTCAGGATTAACTTTTGGAAGTCATGGTTATTATCTAGATTTTGAAGATAGTTCAGCATTAGGTGATGACGTGTCTGGAAACAACAATGATTTTACTCCATCTAATCTAGCCGCAACAGATCAATCTACAGATACTTGCACAAATAATTTTGCAACGTTG